GACTCTATCAGCGAATAAAGGTAAATGGTTACCTCGCCAAGTGATAAAACCGGCGCACGACCCCAAAACGCAGACCAGGACATTGCAAAAAACGATCACAGCGACCCATAGCGTATGGACTTATGTTGTCAGTGATAAGTCGTTAGATGATATACGGGCTGAACGGCTAGACGAACTGGACGCCTTTACCAAGGACAAGCGCGATGGTGGGACGGTTGTTAATGGCTTAAATATTTCAACCGACACCCAGGCCATAGCAGAGCTGACCGGCGCGTTGAGTCTAATGGCCCGTAAGCCTAGCGAAACAATTAGTTTTAAGCTGGCGACGGGTTGGATCGACGTCAACAAGGCTATGCTGGACGCGATACAGGATGGTATTTTCGACCATATCAAGCTAACCAACAGCAACTCAAAAACGCACTATAACGCATTAATGGCATTAAACGACCTGCAAGCGATAGCAGATTACGATATTTCGACCGGATGGCAGTAATTAAATAGGGGCAGTCTCACAATATGGCTATCCTATTAGATCAAAATAGCAATCCGTTACTAGATCAATCTAACGCGGATTTATTAGACCAAAACAAAGAAGCCGCAACGAGCGCGGGTAGTCTCACGATTACCGGTTACGCGCCCACCGCAGATATAGCGGCGAACCAATCGCCTGCAGTGGGTAGTCTGGCTGTTACGGGTTACGCGCCCGATACAGATATACAGGTTAACCAGACACCAGGGCTAGACGGCCTAGTGATTGCCGGTTATGCCCCCTCGCTATCGCTTGCGTGGAATGGCTCGCCTGGTACAGGTTCGCTATCGGTTACGGGTAGAATCCCGACGGTCGATATAGCGGTAAACCAACTATCTGTTAACGGTTCTTTGACTATTTCCGGCCTGGTGCCAGAGATAGAGACAAACGCCAACCAATCGCCAGGCGTTGGAACCTTGGTGATTACAGGTTACGCGCCTGTAGTCGATATAGCAGTTAATCAGTCGCCTAGTAGCGGTAGCGAAAGCATTACCGGTTACGCCCCTGGTGTTGGTTACTCTGGAAGTGCCGAGCCTGGGGCGGGGTCGTTGTCTATTGTTGGCTATGCGCCAGCGGTAGATAAATCCGTTAATCAGTTGCCAGGCATTGACTCGTTAAGCATTACGGGCTTGTCGCCACAAGCCGAAACAGCGGCCAGCCAGTTACCAGGCGCGGGTTCCTTAACCATTACAGGGTACGCCAGTGGCGTAGATGTAGGGGTTAATCAATTACCCGCCGCAGATAGTCTATCTATTACCGGATATGTACCGGCGATAGAGTTAGACGCTAACCAATCGCCAGGCGTAGACGGTTTAACGATTGCTGGCCACCCGGTAACGATTCTCATTACCATAGAAGCGCTACCGGCGACCGGCAGCCTAGCTATAACGGGCTATGCGCCTGAAATAGCGACCACGGCGGCACAATATCCTAGCGCAGGGTCGTTAACTGTTACAGGGTATGCGCCAAGCGCGGATATTGAGGTAGACCAGCGGCCAGACGCGGCTTCGCTATCTGTAACCGGTTACGCGCCCGTTGTTGATTTAGCAGCCAACCAGACACCGGATGCGGTCAGTAAGACGATAACAGGTTATTCGCCTGGTTTAGAGATTGCGGTAAACGTCGCGCCTAATCCGGCTACTTTATCCGCCACAGGTTACGTGCCAACTATAGCCACGCCAGTGGAGGCAGAGCCGTCCACAGGGTCGCTAAGTATTAACGGGCTTTCCTTAATACGGGTTCACACTCAATCTGTACCGGCTATAAGAGTATCAATAGCAGCGGCAGAAACGCGCACGTCAACCGTTACAGCGGAAGACCGCGAACTTATCATTAATTCAGAAACTAGAAGCCTAGCGGCTTAATTTAAAATGGGGGTCTTCCAATGGGAGCAGGAGCATGGGTTGTTCACGATACAGTCATTTACGAAATGGCTACGGGTAACGTCGATACAGATACAGACGTTTTTAAAATCATTCTTTGTAGTAGCTCATCTAATGCGGCTACTACGTCGGTGGTCGCGTTGGCGAGTCTAACCAACCAGTTAGCAACGGCTAATGGCTATACGCAAAACGACAAGACGTTAACGGTTACGGATAGCCAGGTTAGCGGTACTTATACCTTTGATAGTGATAATGCGGTATGGACTGCATCAGGCGGCCCAATTACCGCACGTTACGCCGTAATATACGACGATACACACCCCAGCGATCTTATTATCGCGCACGTCCTGTTAGACGACACCCCCGCCGATGTTACAGCCACGGACGGCAACACGTTTACTGTGACAATGAATGCCTCTGGCATATTTACCGTATCGTAATGACTACCTTTACTAAAATAGTCGGCTCGGTTCTAGACTACGAGGAGGACTGGACGGCCTGGCTTGGCGAGGACACTATCGTTTCTAGTAGTTGGTCGGTCGATGATAGCGAGGACATAGTAATAGACAGCGATTCTAATACTACTACTTCGGCTATTGTATGGCTGTCTGCCGGTACATTGGGTGAAAAGTACGAGGTTACGAACACCATCGTTACTGCGGCGGGTCGTACCGATTCGCGCACTATAAAAATCAAAATTACCGAAAAGAAATACGACTAATCCACTACGTTATCTAGCAAACGTGGCGTAAGAAATTGTTATACCGCAGCGGGGCTGTGGGCGACTCTCGGGGAGGGAAGCAATGGAACCAATACTAACACCGAAACAACAGCGTTTTGTCGATGAGTACCTAATTGACCTAAATGCTACACAGGCCGCTATTCGTGCGGGTTACAGTGAAGACACGGCGGGTTCGATAGGTCACGAAAACCTGAATAAACCTGAAATCGCGCAAGCCATCGTTGCAGCGAAAGCGGAAAGGTCAGAAAGAACCAAGATTGATGCTGATTGGGTACTAACCCAGGCCGTCGAGTCGTTTAAGGTTAACGCTAACGTCGTGGTAGATAGCCAAGGTAACGAAACGATGGTTAACGCTCCCGCAGCGGCTAGGTTTTTAGAGTTAAGCGGGAAGCACGTTAATATCCAGGCGTTTAAGGACACCGTGGAGTTAAAGCCGTCTAAGATCGTTGTTGAATACGTTGCGCCAGAGTGAGGTTTGCACCGACTCTACCCCAGCATCGATTTATACAGTCTCAATCGTTATACCCTGCCATCGTAGCGGGTTTTGGTGCTGGTAAAACCGAGGCTCTGGTATGGCGTTCGATCTTCGGTAAGTTGAAATACCCGAAAAACGACAGGGCATTTTACGAACCGACATACGATCTTATACGTATGATTGCATGGCCGCGGTTTGAGGAAATACTGACCGGAACAGATATACCGTATCGGTTAACTAAATCGCCGCATAATGTCCTAGAGATCGAGGGCCACGGACGAATAATATTTCGTTCGATGGATACTCCTACTCGTATTATTGGCTACGAGGTAGGCGACTCCGACGTAGACGAACTCGATACCTTGAAGTATGCCGATGCTGCGGAATGTTGGCGCAGAATTTTATCGCGTAATCGGCAAAAGAAAACAAACGCGGACTCGAATACCGTAGGCGTGGCAACAACGCCGGAGGGTTTTAAGTTTGTTCACGAAGCATGGGAAGCCAAAAAGCTACCAGGCTACGAGATTATCCGCGCACCGTCCTATAGTAATCCACACTTGCCGGATGGATATTTAGACAGTCTGCGGGATATATACCCGCCAAACTTATTAGAGGCTTATATAGAGGGGCTATTCGTAAACCTTACGAGTGGTACTGTCTATATCGGCTTTGACCGACATATTAACGACACAGATATAGTCGAGGAAAAAGGCGAACCGCTATTTATTGGCATGGACTTCAACGTAGGCGAAATGTCGGCGGTGATCCATGTAAAGCGGGATAAAAAGCCGGTCGCGGTAGCTGAAATTACAAAGGGCTACGACACACCGGACATGATTAACATTATTAAAGACCGTTTCCCTGGACATGGGATATGCGTCTACCCCGATAATTCGGGCGACTCTCGAAAGTCTGTAGATGCCAGTAAAACCGACATTTCCCTGCTAAAGAAGGCGGGGTTTACTGTTATGACTAAGAGAAAAAACCCGGCTGTTCGGGATCGTATTAATTCAATGAACGCGGCGTTTAATAACGGGTATTTAGTCAATGTTGACCGATGCCCCGTTTACGTCAAATGCCTAGAGCAACAGGCATACGACAACAACAGTCAACCAGACAAAAAACAGGGTTTAGACCACCTGCCAGACGCGGGGGGTTATTTCATTAGCCACGACTTCCCGCTAATTAAACCCTTAATTACAACCGGTATAAAAATGGCTTTCTAAATGGCAGACGTTACCTATCAGCACGAAGATTACGCACAATTCGCGGAACGCGCCCAGGTTGTCGATGATGTCTGCGGCAATCTTGTAAAGAAAAAGGGCGATAAGTACCTACCGCGACCTAACCCGACGGACAAAAGCGCGGAAAATAAAGCGCGGTTTACTCAGTACCTTTCACGGGCTGTATTTCATAACTTTACCGGTTATACGTTGCGCGGTTTGGTTGGCGCGGCATTTACCAAAACACCGGAACTGATAGCGCCTACAGCGATTGAGTATATCTCAGACGATATAGACGGGGCTGGTAATAGTATTTTTCAGCAGT